TGTATTTCTAGTTCCCAGTTAATTTTTAATGATGCAGGACAAATAATTAAAATTTTCTTGGCTTTAGTTTCTAAAGCGGCGATAATAGTTGAGGTTGTTTTACCAAGACCCATATCGTCAGCCAATATAAATTTTTTATTTTCAAGAAGTTTTTTAATTGCAATCTTTTGGTGGTCCAAAGGTGGACGATGACCATAAGGCGAATAATCAATTTCTTCAACTTTAACCTTGTTGTCTTTAATAATCGATGCCTTTGGAATCCAAAAATCTTGAAAATTATCTGTCTCAAAAAACTTTCCCCAAATGTGATACGCCTTGTCTCTTTCACACAAAAGTTTTTCAATCCACATTTTTTCAGGGACTACCATTAAAAATTTATCATCGGCAAGTTTTTGTGAAAAGTATGAATCAAGAAGTACCCACTTACGAGCAACTTTAGGTACAACATCTTTATTTTCAAAGATGTAATCACATTGGCTACGAGTAGGGAAAAATTTGGGATTTTTCTCAAGTTTGAATTTTAAGTTGAGAATGTAGTTGTTAGCCCCTTGGTATTCCTCTAAAATCTTAATCGCCTTAGATTCTATTGTTTTTGGCTCCGACATCAAAAAGCATTTTTACAATAATAATCAAAATAAATGTATTTATCAATATGGGAGAAAAATTAGTTCCAATTACAAGATTAGGTAAGTTCTTTGGGGGTGAAGACTACGCGTTAGATATTTCAATGGGGTCTGAGTGGTTAGAAGGTGATATGAACTTCACAGTAATTCTTTATAGAGTTGATAGGTATAAAACAAATACCGATGACGTTTATGGAGAAGCTTTGGAGGGTGGTATTAAATTCTTAGCGCCTGTTGAGCTTAAAGGTCTTGTTCAGATTATGGCACCGACAACCCAATTCTTAGGTGGTAGTAGGGTAGAACAAATGGAACCTGGTAATATGAAATTTTCTGTTTATCAAGCATATCTTGATGAACTTGGGGTTGATGTTATGTTCGGAGATTACTTGGGATACTATTTAACTGAAGACAAAGTAAGGTATTTTTCTGTTGCTGACGACGGAAGGGTTACTTCAGATAATAAACATACGTATGGTGGGTACAAACCATTTTATAGAACAATTATAGCCACACCTGTTACGACAAATGAATTTGACGGATATTAATGAAAATACTTATAACAGAATCTCAGTTTGAAACGGCTTTCTTAGGTAAAAGAGTAATGGTGTATTATAACTTACACAAACACACATTTTCAGTTACTTTTGACAGTAAGGTTATTATGCACGCCGACTTTGTAAAATTAAGTGATGTCGAGTTTAGAGTTAGAAAGGGTGGTAAACAAAAAGTTAGGGACGAAAAAAGAAAAAATGTTCACGCATTTGTAATTGGTAATTTGGAGGATTTTTGTGAATATCCTTGTCCAAACATTCCCGATGCACCATCAGACCTCATCGTAACATATAATCCATATGTAAATGATAGTTTTGTTTACAAAGGAACCGATGAACCTGTATACCACGCAAATATGGTTGATATGGTAAATGGTAAAAATAAATTATTCGTTGTAAGAAACTAATATGGGATTTCCAAAACAAATAAAACCAAATATTGATTTAGTCCCACCAAAAACTTTATCTGCCAGAAGAGAACAACTTCTTGAGTATATTAATAAAGACGGGACCTACTTACCCAATTCGGTATTACACGCGGATTTGGATTTAGGTATGCTTGAATTTGTTAAAAATGAATTAAAACTTGTAGTTGCGGGTCAGACAGTTCCTGTAATTAATAAAATTATTACAACACAAAACTGGTCTCAGTTTACGGAAACTTGGAATTTTAAAGACCCTGATTTTAACACATCACCACCATTTATTACAACAGTTAGAAATCCTGAAGTAAAATATGGTACCAATCCGTCAACACAGTATACTATCCCAAATAGAAAACAATTCTATTACGCCACAGTTCCAACTTGGAACGGTAATGTAAAAGGTTATGATGTTTATACAATACCACAGCCGGTTCCTGTTGATATAAAGTATAGTGTAAAAATTATTTGTAATAGAATGAGAGAGTTAAATACATTCAATAAAAATGTATTACAAACATTTTCATCAAGACAAGCGTATACTTTTATCAAAGGACAATATGTTCCAATTATTATGGACAATGTTACAGATAATTCTGTAATGGATTTAGATAAGAGAAAATACTATGTCCAAAGTTATGAATTTACAATGTTGGGGTATCTTATTGATGAAGAAGAGTTCCAAGTAAAACCTGCGGTAAGTAGGGTGTTGGAATTATTTGAAGTTGACGCGAGTGCTGGTGGAATTAAAAGAGCAGAACTTACACCACCAAATCCAAACGAATTTCCATTTAATTTTTTCTACACATCAGGTAACACCTCTTTAAGTGATGTTGTTGATTATAGAATTGATTTGAGTTTAGTGGGGACAACAAATGTGGATTCATTTGATGTCTATATTAATGGTGACTATTATGGGTCTGATTTAAATTTAATTCAGTTGAATACTGGTGATATTATTTTGATTGAAGTTACCAAAGAAACTGTTGGTCAAGAAGCCCAAGTAGACTTTACTGCGAAGATGGTTTAATCCTCACCGTAGATATCTTTTACCTCTTTACAATTTTCTTCAATAAGTCTTTCTAAAAACTTATGGATTTTCAAACCATTCTTTTCACAATGTTTTTTGAGTATTGAGTGAGACTCAACCGAAATCTTCAAATTCTTTATTTTACGGGGTGTTTTGTCCATATGGCAGAATAAAGGCAGAATAAAGTCTTACCGTTTACAAATACATATTCAAAAGTCAAGTTTTTTGTGTTTTATTCAAATATTTATGATAAAAATAAATTTCATCTTAGAAAAGAATAACTAAATGGCAACAGCACAAGCAAATCAAAAGGTTTTCGTCTCACCCGGCGTTTATACTTCAGAAACTGACTTATCTTTCGTAGCACAAAGCGTAGGTGTTACAACTTTGGGGTTGGTTGGGGAGACCTTAAAAGGTCCGGCATTCGAACCAATCTTTATCACAAATTATGATGAATTCCAAACATTCTTTGGTGGTACTGAACCAACTAAATTTATTGGAACTCAAATTCCTAAATATGAGGCAGCATACATAGCTAAATCATACTTACAACAATCTAACCAATTGTTTGTTACAAGAGTATTAGGATTATCGGGTTATGATGCAGGTCCGTCTTGGTCAATTAAGTTGATTGCCAACGTTGATGGTACAACTATCGGTCTTGACTCAGGTTTCGCAACACCTCAAAACTTTACCGCAAACTTTAGCGGTGTGTCAACAGGTAGTGCCGTTACATTCACAAGTTCATTACCATCGGTATTGTCAAATGAGTTGAATGTACAATACACTTTGGCGGACGGTTCAACATCAACATACTCAAATGATATTACGGCATTTATTCAAAGTATATCAGGAGATACAAACCTTTCAGGAACAACCGCTTCAGTTTATGGTGCAATCCCAACAACAGGTTATACAAATCTTGACTCAACATTTACAGGATTAACTAACCAATTTGGATGCGATAGTATCGACTTAGAAGCTAACGATTTAACTGATGGTAATAATGACCCTTGGTTCTACGCAACATTTAACCCAACAACAGGTAACGGATATTCAGGTTACTCTTGGGATTATGCAGTTACTAATTACTTTACAGGTGCATCAGGAACATTCTTTGGAACATTATCTGGAAGTATCTACACTTATAGTGGAACTGCGTATACAGATTACAATAACTTAGTTATTGCGACTTTACGTTCAAGAGGTATTTCAATTTACGATGCTAACGACCACGGTCCGCAATACCAAGTTACAGGTCTTACTGACTTACAAATGGTTACCACAGGAGCTTACTCAGGTATATCACAAAGTCCTTTCGCAACATTCCAATTAAGTGGAGCTACTTACCAAGGTACTGGATTTACATTCGACGTGTCATTCCAATCAAACAACTCAAACTACATCACTAAGGTATTGGGCGTAACTAACTTCTTTAAACCAAGAACTCAGGTTCCTGTGTATGTGGAAGAGTCTTACCCAGGTCTTTTAAATTATGGTTATAACAAAGGTTACATTAGAGGTATACAACCTGAAATGGTGGCATTACCTGAAGCAAGAGACACATCGTCAACAACAACAATTGCGTGGTACCTTGATAGATACCAAACACCTAAAACACCTTATGTTGTTTCAGAATTAAGAGGTAACAAAGTTTACAAATTATTTAGATTTGTATCTATCTCTGACGGTAATACGGCAAACACAGAAGTTAAAATTTCTATCGCAAACTTATCGTTTAGTAATATGACTTTTGATATTTTAGTTCGTGACTTCTTCGATACAGATGCAAATCCTGTAGTTTATGAGAAATATACAAACTGTACAATGGACCCTGGTTCAAACAGTTTCGTGGCTAAAAAAGTAGGTTCTTCAGATGGTGAATATCCTCTGAACTCAGCATTCATTATGATTGAGTTATCTGATGAATACGTTATTGACGCACTTCCTTGTGGTTTCTATGGTTTAGAATCAAGAGTTTACGAAACTGCTAGTAATCCATCACCGTTCGCAGTAATTAAAAACAAATATTTTTACCCTGGTGAAACAGTATTTGACCCACCATTTGGTACAACTGCTGGAGGTTCAAACATTGTAACATCTTCAGGGGATATTGTAAGAAGAACATACTTAGGTATGTCAAGTTCTTTAGGTATCGATTCTGATTTATTACAATATAAGGGTAAACAAAACCCAACAACTAACTGGTACTTGGCAACTGAGTCGGCACCTTGGAACTACCTAACACAAGGTTTCCATATGGACTCAGGAGCGACAATTGTTACTATCGGAGATGCGTTTGTAACTAGTGGACAGGCGGCATTCGTTTGTGGTGTTGCTGATTTCTCTGACGACCCTGGTACTCAAGACAACCCTTACTACTTCTTATACTCAAGAAAATACACAATGTGTTTCCAAGGAGGATTTGATGGTTGGGACATTTACAGAGAGTTTAGAACTAACCAAGACAGATTTGCACTTGGAGCATCAGGATTCTTACAAGGAGCATATCCATCAGTAAGATACCCTAACGCTACTGGTGACGGAACATTCAAGAGAATTGTAGTTGCTAACAATACTCAAGACTTTGCAAACACAGACTACTATGCATACTTACTCGGTATCTTGTCATTCAATAACCCTGAATCAACAAATATCAACGTATTCGCAACTGCAAGTATCGACTATGTAAATAACTCTAACTTGTGTGAATTGGCAATCGGTATGGTTTCAACTGAAAGAGCTGACTCGGTATACATCGTAACCACACCTGACTACAATATGTACACACCTGACGCTAACAGTCAATTTGAAATTATCTACCCACAAGAATCGGTTGATAATCTTGACCAAACAGGTATTGATTCAAGCTACACAGCAACATTCTACCCTTGGATTTTGACAAGAGACACTGTTAATAATACACAAATATATCTTCCACCAACAGGTGAAGTTTGTAGAAACTTGGCATTAACTGATAACATTTCATTCCCTTGGTTCGCATCTGCGGGTTACACAAGAGGTCTTGTAAATTCAGTTAAAGCAAGATTAAAACTAACTCAAGAAGATAGAGATACTCTTTACCAAGGTCGTATTAACCCAATCGCAACTTTTGCAGATGTAGGAACAGTAATTTGGGGTAACAAAACCCTTCAAGTTTCAGATTCAGCGTTGAATAGATTGAACGTGAGAAGATTGTTACTACAAGCTCGTAAGTTGATTTCAGCAGTAGCGGTTAGAT